AGGATATGGTAATTACATAGCATTTACAACAAGGGATGGCATAGGACAGTTCTATGCACATATGGATAAGATGTCTAAGTTGAAGGACGGACAGAAGTTAAGAGCAGGTCAAGTGGTGGGTGAAGCAGGTAACTCAGGAAGATCTACAGGACCTCACCTTCACTGGGAGACTTCCACTAATCCTAAAGATGTGGGTTATGGAGGTCCGTCTATCTTTGATCCATTAACTAAGTATGGTAAAGAGTCTCCTTTCACAGGTAGATTAGAACCAGTATCTGATTATGTTGTAGGTGGTACTGGTAAAGGAGGTAAACTAAATAGTGAATTGAAGCAGCGTTCCGAAGCAGAGAGCTCAGCACAGCTCAGAGGTGACGTTACAAATACATTATTCATTGTACAACCAGTGTTACGTGACTTTATCCAGACTGGTGGTGGTGATCAAGTCGTTCCAGTTAATAGACCATCTAAAGACATCTAATGGCTACTGTAAGATTCTACAAATATGTAACTCCACCAAAGGGTGAGACTAAGATCACTGTTGGTAGTAAGACTGTCGCTGGCACACAATTTTCTACGACCATTAAGGCAATTAATTCCCTAGGTGCTACAGTTAATAGTATTGCTGTTGGATTGACTGGGCTGAAAAGACAACAGTTAAAGCAAGCAAAAGATGCAAAGGATCGTGCAAAGTTATTAGCAGATAGACAAAGAGAAGCAAGAATAGAATCACAAACACCTGGTGATGGTGCAGGTAATGTAGTAAAGAATATTGCAAAGGGTGGTCTAGGGTTCCTAGGACGTTTATGGAAGTTTTTCAAGGGACTTATCACTTATGCTGCATTAGATTGGTTATCAAAACCAGAGAACCGAGAGAGAATAATCAAAACACTGACTCTTTTCAAGAATATGTTTATATGGATCAGAGACAAGTTGACGTGGCTATACACGTGGATCACAACGAACTGGGATAAAGCATTCGGACAAGATAAGACCTTGATGGAAAGGATCACAGGTGCAGGTGGATTGTTAGGAGCAGCAGCAATAGCATTAGCTGGACTATCATTCCTAACAAATCCTCTAGGTACGATCAAAAGTTTTGTAGGTATTTTGAAATTGGTTGGTGGTGGTATCCTAAACTTAGGAAAGGTTCTAGGTGGTACTGGGCTTGGTAGAGCTGCACTTGGTGTTGGTATAGGTATCGGTGCATATCAAAACATAATGAATGATGAGGACTTTGAAGGTCCTGAAGAAGATAGAAAAGCAACTGCTATAGGTGCAGGTGTTGGTGCTTCTGCTGGTGCGATGGCAGGTGGAGCACTTGGTGCTAGTTTCTTAGGTCCGCTTGGTGGTATTATTGGATCTGCACTTGGTGGATTCTTAGGTGAGAAAGCAGGTAAGTTCTTCGGACCTATTGCTAGAGACTTCTTTGATGCAATCAAAAAAGTATTTGATATCTATATGAAGTTATTGAACAAATTTCTTGATCCATTGAAGAAAGCATTTAAAGATATATTTGTTCAATTAGGACCTGTTATACAGACTATAGTTAATAAAATAAAACCAATGATGCCTATGATTGAAAAAATTATGGGTATAATGGGTAAGATTGTCTTCGGACCTCTAATACTGATGATGAAAGGTATTACAAAATTACTGAAACTCATACCTATTGACGCTGATCTTAAGAAACTAGAAAATGACGCAGCAAGTGCTCTGGATCAGTCATCAGATTCTCCTGAGCTCTCTAAAGGTGGTATAATTCCACGAAGAACCATAGCACCAATGAATCTACCTGAGTTTAGTAAAGGTGGATGGATATCAGGTCCTCAGTCAGGTTATCCTGTATCACTTAATGGTAAAGGTATAGATTTCATAGGACACGGAACTGAATATGTTGCAAAGAGATCTGCTGGTGGATTTGTTATTCCTGTAGATACACCACATACACGTAAAGATCCTGGTTTAACCAATCGAAGAGCAGCACAAGCTCAGAGAGCTGGATATAAATTACCTGGTCGTTCTGATGGTGGTGTTGTTAACGTACAACCACCAAAGATATACAAGTTTAGAGAGATGTCACAAGGTGGGTTGTTCAGTGGTCTTAAATCATCATTTAAAGTTATGACCAATGATTTGTCAGCAGCAGTTGTCAATCTTGGAGAGAATCATCCAGATCCAAATATAAGAACCATAGTAAATAATGTTATAATACCAACTGTTAGGAAGACAGGTAACGGATTATCAGCAGCATACACCAAAGTTAAATCTGCGGCTAAGTCTGCTGCAACAGGGAATCTACAAGGTTCAGTCTCTACTATGGTTGCACAAGCAATGGTAGTACCTCCACAAGTTGTTAGTGGTGGAGCTACAAAAGAAGTTCCTGTTATTCAAGACATTCCTAGAAACCCATCTTCAGAGTTTCTTGTAAGTAGATTTGGTAGATCTGCTGAGACACATAACCCAGTAAGTAACTTCTTATGAGCGATAATTTACCAATACAACCTAAAGGTTATACTCTAACCAGATTTAACCTTGTGATGAGAGATGAATATGATCCCGATTCTAAGCTCTCTGAGCTTGATGGTGGAACTGATAAGATTGATTTGAGAAACGTATGTTCTGGATGGAATTATATTGAGTCAATCAACTCACCATCTGTCAGGATGGAGTTTGCTATCTATGATACTGTTGATCTTATTAGTACACTGACTGGTAATGAAGTCATTCAAATCACTATCGAGACAGACTCAGCACCTGGTGCAGCATTAGAGATAGAACAAAGAATTTTTAAGATAGGTAATGTAGTTAAGTCTGAAAGATCTGTTGCGTATATGATCTACACAGTATCTCCAGAAACACATAATAATGAAACTAATAAGGTATTTAAAGTATTTAAAGATAATCTTGGATCAGAACACGTTAACTGGATCATTGAAAATAAGTTAAAAACATTTGGTAAGCACAATATAGTTGAACCTACAAAAGGAAACTTCAATTTCATTGCTCCTACTTGGAGAGCATTTGATTGCATCTCTTACATCTCTGATAAGGTGGTAAGTTCAATCACTGGAACTGCTGGATATGTGTTCTTTGAGAATAAGAATGGATACAACTTTAGTAGTATCGACTTCCTATGTTCTGATAGAAACACAACTAAGACAAAACCTCTTAAGTTTACATACGAACAGGCAAACGTAGGTGAATCAGATTTTAACGCTTATAAGATTGAACAACTTATGTTCCCAGATAGAGCAAATCATTTGGAGAAGATGAGATCTGGTACTTATAGTAATGCGGTTCTTGGTCTTAAGGTTCCTAGTCTAACAAGTGGTAACTTAGATAATCCTGGTGATGGTGGTACAGAGACAACAGACACTAAAGATGTAAAAGGTGGTGGTGGATCTATCAAAGAACCTATGCATATGGGATTGGATAAAGTGTTTGGTGTGGCTAAGGAAGCTGAGGGGATCTTGAACGATACTTTCCCATATCCTAAAATTAATCCAAAACTGTTTGAGGATACACGTCCAACACGTACAAAGATACGTGCATTGCCTGGTATGAAGGACTCAAAGGGAATGACCGACTCCACTGGTGGTGCTGGTAATATGGATTTTGATACTGTGTGGGCTTCTGCATATACATTCTCCAGATACAACCTCTTAAACGCAATAACACTTGACATCACTGTACCTGGTAATGTAGGATTATACGTAGGTATGGTTATACAAATAAATATTCCTGCAAGTTCTAAAGAAGAAGAGAGAACAATTGAAGATCCAATCTACTCTGGTCTCTATCTAATAACAGGACTCAGGCATAAATATAATCCAGAAGGTATAACAACACTACTAAATTTATCCAAAGACAGTATTATTTCTTAACTCTTATGGAATCAATAGAACAACACATCGAGAAAGACAAGAAGATCGTTGACGATCCAACGATGAACCCTGCTGCACGTAGGCACGCAAAGGAAGAACTGCACGACTTAGAAGATTACGCAGAGCATCATAAGGAAGAGATCAAAGCAGGAGATCATCACGATCCAAACGCACTAGAACTGTGGTGTGATCAGCACCCAGAGGAGCCAGAATGTTTAGTGTATGACGATTAGAAGATTATGGCGAATCTGGAAATATACTCTGGGTTCATTTAGTGATGAAAAAACTAAACGTTATGACAATAAGGTCGCAATTATACGTACGTTTATATTCGCTACATACTTAGTAACTAACTGCTTTATTGTAAGTGGTGTGATTAGACATTGGAATAACTAAATTATGGCAGTACAAAGTTTTGTCGCAGGTGGCAAAGTTGATGAGGACATCGTTGATGGTGTCCTCGATTTCTGGAATGATTGTAATTACTTAGATAAAGTGCCTGGTGAAAGTAATCACGGTGCTAATAAGTTAATTAAAGAATCTACAGATATGGCAGTCCCTTCCTTTATTAAGGATCCTAGGATTGTCAAGTACCTAGATGCAGTTCAAGGTGCTATTACTTTATATGTGGAACAATATCCTTGGGCATCTATGGCTCAATTGGAAATCATTGAACCATTTAATATACAGCATTACAAACCAGGACAAGCATTTACACAACCACATACTGAACGTTGTTCATCTGACAAGACAACATCGTTTAGACATTTGGTTTGGATGACATATCTAAACACAGTCGAAGAGGGTGGAGAGACTCAATGGGTACACCAAGATCTAGCAATTAAACCAGAGAAAGGTGTCACATTATTATGGCCGTGTGATTGGACTCACGTTCATCACGGAGTAGTTGCTCCTAAAGAGGATAAATATATAGTAACAGGATGGATATCTTACGCTTGATAAATGGTATTAAAGATTGACGCTATAGGTAAGTCTGATGTAATGGGTCGCGATGGTTTCACCTGGTGGGTGGGAGAAGTCGAAGACAACATTGATCCTCAGAAAATTGGTAGAGTACGTGTTCGTATTGTCGGTTGGTACACTGGTGCTGGTCGTAAAGAAGCATACACACAAGAACTTCCTACCGATGATTTACCGTGGGCGGTTGTATTACTACCAAATGATCAGGCAGGTATCAAGAATACAGGATCAAAAACTGAGCTAATGGTCGGTGCTCAGGTGATTGGTTTCTTCCTTGATGGAGAAGAAGCACAACTACCTGTCGTGTTAGGAAACTTCCAACACTTCAGAAATATATCTGATCCAAATACTGAAGACGATAGTCCAGACACTTCTGTAGCAACAGGTGCAACATCTATTGCTGATCCGACTAAAGCAAAAACTGATGATGAGATGCCAGCACAGGCAAAGAACTATGAAGGTTCTGTTGCTCATCAAGGTAATAGTTTTACAGTATTACCTAATGCAACACCAGGTGATGAGGGTGGAGGAGAAGAAAAATCTCGTGGAGTTATTCCTCAACTTGCACAAGACACACCAGGTAATGTATACACCAATCCATTCAAGGTGCCAGCAGAAGCACAAACTGTTGGTAACGGTCTGCAAGGTCCGAGAGGAGAAGGTTTTGAAGCAGACTTAAAGAGGATGCTGACTGAATATGGACAACTGTCAGGTAGTATCGCTAAAGATGCTAAGAACAATTACGTTTCTATTATCACAGGTAAAAAGATAAGAAACGATGTTCTAACAGCAAACTTGGAGAGAATAAAAACTGCCACTAGCAATATGATTAGTGGTGTTATGAGTTCTCTGAAGAACATTATGGCACAAGCAATCGAGAAGGTTGTTGATGCTATTCTTGGTCTTATACCAATTCCTATGGGTATACTTACCAAACTGTTATCATTCGCTTCAGCGATAACAGAGAGGTTTTGTATGTTCGAAGCATCGTATCTACTTAATGTAATTCAAGGTGCACTTGGTAATATCACTGGATTTGCAGAATCTATTGCTGATAACGTAGTTACTAAAGTTATCGGTGGTTTTGCTGCTAAGGTAGAGGACACAGTAAACGGAGTTCTTTCAAAGATCCAAGGTGGAATTGCTAAGATTACTGATGTAATGAATAAAGGTCTTGCTGCTCTCAATACTATTAAGGGTAAGTTTGATTTGGTGACAGGGATATTCAATAAATTAATGAACTTTGATTTCACTAATCTAAATTGGGGTAACTTAGTTAAAATAATTCTTGGCATACTTGATATGCTAATTGGTAAAAAAGATTGTGGTAGAAAATATAAACCCCCAAAACAAAAGTTCTGGTTACCTCTGCTAGGTACGAGTACGTGTAGTTCTGTACCAGAATTTCTAGAGCAAGAATTTACAATACAAACAGGTGCATCAAGCTCAGGTGGTAGTGGATGGCAAGGAACTAAGGGAGATTTCTTTAGTACGTTGCTCCAAGGTATGAGTATTGAAGACACTCATACAGTTACACATATGAATGGTGCAATTACTGTTCAAAGTAATACTAAGGATAAAGCACAGACACTAATCCAACACGCAGGTGGACAAACTACTATCGCAACTGCTGATGGTAACCAACACAGAAACCAACCTGGCAACGATACTAAAATTGTTGGTCGTGATGAATGTAAGACTATCAAAGGAAATAAAACTGTCACTGTAGAAGGTGACTACACTCTTAAGGTTATGGGTGATTTCAACATAGAAGTTGGTGGTGTTGAGAATAAATTTGTATCTCAAGGATCAAATGATCCTGATGATGTACAGCAGTCTAAAGGTGCTATCACATACGCATCTGACTACAATGTAAACTATGAAGGTAACTATGAATTACAAGCACCTAACGTTACTTTCAACGCTGTACAAGACATCGCATTAAATGCACAAGGATCTATATCTAATAAAGCAACAGGTCTATTGAATACTATTTCTGGTGAACTTATTAACGAGTGTGCTTGGAAGACTGAATTTATTAATAGTGTTCACTATAAGAACGTAGCACTTATGAATATGTTACCTGGTATTACAGGTGTGGTTAATATTGTTAAAGGTCCGACCCTATCAATCAATGGTACAGGTCTTGGAACCAGTCCAATGCCAGCAGCACAAATCAATATTATCGAATCAACCACACCAGGTGGTATCGTTGACATCATCAATGGTAGTGCTGGTGGTCGTTTGACTATGGTCAATACTGCAAAAGGTGGTATCGGTGAGTTTGTTAATGCAGCAGGTGGAGCGATTATGAACAACGTGACCAATGGTGTTGCAACATACAACGTTGGTACTGGAGTTTTCACCGCAGGTTGTGGTGGAGGTCCTGCCCAATTCTATGGGTTGCCAATTCTATTAAATTAGTATATAATATATTTGTGCCTGATCAGCACATTGGGAGTGACTGAATAAACTTACTGGCATACTGCTGGTTAAGGTGATGAGACACAGGTGGTGCTGCTGCGAAAGCAGAATCGACTTACCAGTCGGGTCTCAGGCAAAGATGTATTTACTCTGTAGTAATGCCCATCTTTTGTTGGTA